TGATACACCTTTAACAAGATTGGGATTACCTCTTGGCATTTTGTACTATTTAGAATTATTCTAATTAACCTAACTATTTCATTTTTTGCAACAGTTCAAATCGCAAGTCATTAAAGTCGTGGATATTGAAGTTGGTGGTCATCTCTTCGTGCAAGGTTAAAGCGATATCTCCTGCCTTGTTTGGGTTCTCGTGTAGGTACTTAATTGCTTTGTTCCAGTCTCCTTTATGCTTTACTGCGATGCAATTGTTTTTATTCAAGTGTTGCGAGTACGGTGCTACATCACTTACAATTAACGCACAACCAGCAAACCCTGCTTCTACCATCTTTAGGTTGGACTTACAGCGATTAAACTCACTTGGGATTAATGGAGCTAATGCAACGTCAAATGCTTGGTATAGCTTTCCGTATTCGTTAGGTGATTGTGTTTCTAATGCGAATCTTGCTTTTACAGCTTGTGGGTACCCGCCAATGTCAGCAACATAGGATTCGTAAGGCGAAAGGTCGATCTTGTTTTGTATAAGATCTGGTAAGTGTGAAATGCCAGCAACGTAACCAAAGCGTACCTCATCTGCTTCTTGGCGGGTAATTTGCCATTGCGGGTCTGCTGGGTCTAATCCGTTTGGAACGATATGTACATTACGGTTTATCTTTTTAATCTTATCAGCTAGATACTTCTGTGTTGTCCATACCTGGTCAGCGAAGTACATAGAGTTTACTATCCGTCCTGATAGGTTTGCTTTGTCGTATGTTGCTTTGCTAGGGTGGTCTAACGCCAGGTGCCACCAATCGTCATTGTCGATGATTACTTTTTTACCTGTTGCTTTGCAAATCGCAAAGAAGTTAGCAAATGATTCCCCTGAGAAAGGAAGCGCACGAGAAAAGATTACGTGCGTAACTCCCTCCCAATCAGCTTCGGGGATAGGTTGCTTGTAGTTGATTATTTGAAAGTCTAAAAGCCCTTTCTCCTTTAGTAGAGTGAAAGGCTTGTAGATGCGGTGATACACCACCCCGGAGTCCGGGTCGCCTATACAGAGTATCTTCATTTTTGAAATATAAAAGCATCATCAATTACGGTGAACCCGTTTAGCATCTCGTTTACGGCTTGGATAACACCTGGCCAATTCTCGTGGTAATCGTCTCCTGCTAAATATCCGCCTTTCTTAACCTTTGGCAGCCATAGAGCAATATCTTCCTTTACGGCTTCGTAGGTATGCGTTAGGTCGATAAACACCACGTCCAAGGATTCGTCTTTGAACTTGCGTGATGCTGTTTTAGATGTTGCTTTAATTGCCTTGTATTTACGCTCACCCATATTCTCCACAAATAGCTCGTAGATGTCTTGCTCGACCGCTAGCTTATGTGTTGTGGTTAATTCGTTTGGCGAACCTTGCCAGGTATCAATGATTACTATTTGTTTATCGGATGTTGCTTTGTCGCATAGGTAGGAGGAAGATTTACCGAGCCAGGCACCAAGTTCTACGAACGTGCCTCCTGAGGGAACCTTGTCTAACAAGAAGTCGTAAGCGCTTTGGTGATTGAACCACCCTTCTATCTCGTTGGTTTGCTTCATCGCAAATAGTTGTAGTAACAAAGATAGGCATCAAGTGTCTTGGTATTCCACTTTGCCATCTGCTGAGCGAATAGACCGTCTGCCTCGTATTCCGTTCCAAACCTCACGTCTCCGATTGCATCGCAGCGAACCATAAAAGAAGCAGTATCGATTGTGCCGACTCTTGGTTCCTTTGTTGGGTGCAGTCTTGGTTGGCCATTCTTGAATACCTGGCCCCAAGTGATAAACGGATAGGATTCGTTTTTAACACCTTCGTACCAATCAGGGTGAATTATATTGTCATCGTCCAGAAAGTAGATGTAATCGCCTCTCTTGGCCTTTAGAGCAAGGATAAACTCCATTCCTATATTGCGAAGCGGGTTTCCCCAGTTGCCTCCTACACTTGGACGCAGGTAAGTAATTCCTGTTGAGAAATGGCCTGTTGCTTTCTCATCAACAACCACCGTCCAGGTGCAGTCCTCTGGGATGGTTGCCTTGATTGTTGATAGGTTCTCCGGTCGGGAGCAGGGTGTTATGATGTGAATCATTTGTTCAGCTTTTTTAAGTGGACTGCTTTCAGGAAATCTTTTGACAACTCAACACCAAAGTCGGCTTCGTGATGACATTCCCGGCATAGCGCCATTAAGTTCTCTGGCGTGTCCATAAGTTTACTGCCACCCATACCACGAGGTTCGATATGATGGATGTCTACGGCTCGTCTTCCACATACTTCGCAACAAATAAACTCAACGGGTGACAATCCCATTGCCTTCAGGTAAACCTTAGTGTGATTTTTCATAATGCTCACCTGTGTTTCCGTTCTGCCCAATGATATTCATTCGCTTGTTAAGTTCCTCTTCTTCGTCCTGCCATCGGGCGTGGTTAGCGCATACCGACTTCTTAGCAAGATTCTTGTCAACAAACCGAACCCACATCTTCGCAGCAACTGCTCTGCGTTGTGGCTTGAAAGGATAGATGGACTTTAACCGAGCCATTGTTATCCGTATAAATTGGTCTTTCATTTTTCTGCGGTGTTAAAGGTTTCGTTGTAATCATCAAATACTTCATCCGTGAACTCACGCTCGCAGCACCACTTAAATCCATTGGAGAAAGATTTTTTCATTATCTCTTGCTCTTTATCAATCATTTGTTTACGAATAGTAAACCAAGTGAACTTGTCCTTTGGCGTGTCCCAAAGCAACTGGAACAATTCTTCAACTGGCGTCATTCTTGAAATAATTTCTAATTGTAATATCAATCTCGTTCAACCTCTGTTCCGCTGATAGGCCGCTATTCTCCGAGTCAATTATTTGACCGACTTCATCAAGCAGATGATACAGAGCAATCAGTTCTTGAATGTGTGTTTTCATATCTTGCTTGTAAGGTTTGAATTGATTTTGTGGATACGAAACATCATTCGATTGGTCTCAGGCCATAAGCAATACATAACAAACCAACAAATGTTATATCTGAAATTACTAAAGGAGTTTGCAATCTCAATACTATTGTATCAACAATCGGAAACTCATTATTGTGATTGTCTAAGTATTCTTTAAGATATTCTTTTGCAGTTTTCTGTGTCATACTATTTTTTTTAAAGCTTATAATTTACCCGTTTGACAAACCCTTTCTACGTTTTGTCGAACGTACATTAACAATGATAAAGAGCCATCAGCTCTTGGATTTGTGTTTTCATTCAATGTCAAGGTTGTTTGCACGCAAGTAGTTGTGCAGGTCTTTCCTTACTTTCTCGTAGCACTTGTGCTCACAGTCGGTTAGTGGTTCGTACTTCAACTTGCCTCGCAGGTCTTGGTCTATCTTCCATAGCACGTGTTTGTACATCCCACCGTTGACCGCTTCCATAAACTCCTGTTCTTCCTCAGGGATTTGAAATTCAAGAATCGCTTTCATATTGTTGGGAAGTTTACATCGCAAGTAATAAATACGCTTCCATCTTCCCAGTTCATAGCCATCACAACAAGTCCTTCAAATTCCGGGGCAATGTATTCCATCTTACTCCCAATCTCAATGTATGGCCCGCCGGAAGGGTCTACCATTGTAAGACGACCTTCTTTATTTTCAGATGTACGGTACCATTTAAAAGGTCCATCCCACTTGATTACGTTGATGGACGTTCGAGTAAATAGGTATTCATCTCTATACCTGTTGCTAAATTTTACTTGTGTAGTCTGCATTTTTTAGATTTGATTATCATTTTTTAACATTTATTAACGTCAAAGTTGACCGATGATAGTGTAATTATCTAACTCCGGCGTCTCTTGACCCATAAAAAACTCTTTATACAGTTCAATCGCCTCGTGCGCCTTCTGCTCACCTATCGCTACAAACTCAGGGGACACAGTGTAAATGCCAATGTCAAGCGATGCTTTGTCTACGGCAATAAAGATAAACTTATCAATAGGCACTCCGAACAATCGGGTGTAGATAAACGCCTGGAGGTCGTAACCGTATTTTTTTGCTGAGTAAGGAAACGCACGCAGGTCGGTAGTGGTCTTCAGGTCGGCAATGAAATTATCCCCAAGGATGTCCGCCTTGGCCCGGAAAGGTAACCCCTCAATAACACCAACGGCAGGAACCTCAAACTCGCAACCCTGAATATAACCAAGGACGTGTTCATTGCGTAACAAGGCATCTGCAATCCTACGGGCTTCGTTGTATTCTTTTCTAGTTATTATTTGACCGCCTCTTGATTTTGCCTCTTTCCAGATATTAGTGTTCTTAGACTGAACGTCAATAATATCGTACTCTTGCATTCGGTGCGGTTCTAAAGCCATTAGGTGAACTAATCGCCCTACTGTAAACGCGTCAGAATCTTCTTGACCGTATTTAGTAACGTAATGGTATGTCTTTGGTGAAGACAGTAAAAGCTTACAAGCTGACGATGATAAAGCAGTTTTAGAAAGATGCCCATAATAAAAGGCATCGTTATCCATCTTCTCAATGAGTGTAGCTCTATCCCAAGTGCTACCATCTAATAGTTCAATAATTTTCATCTTGGCGTTTGTGGTTTTCTTGGTTTTTAGCTACGTACATATTAAACAGTTCTGAACCTGTCATACCTATCGACAGGGCGTAGTTAATGAAGAAGTGGAACATATCAACGACTTCATACTTAGCTTCCAGTATTTCTACATTAGAAAGATCAGAGAACT